CAGAATTGATGGAATTTTTAAATAAACCAATAGAACAGAGCAATGATGACGATGATGAATGTGTAGCTTGCTCTGGTTAATGTTTGTGTTGTAATGGTTAGAAATAAAACTAAAATAGGAGAACACATGTCAGGATTATTAGAATACAGCAAAGCATATAAACCCTTCGGATACCCATGGGCAGTAGAGATGACTAAAAAGCATGAAGAGATTCATTGGACTGAAGATGAGTCAGAACTATCTGAAGACGTACAAGATTGGAAGACCAAGTTAAACGAAAGTGAGAAAGAGTTTATAACACAAATTCTACGTTTGTTCACACAATCAGACGTACAAGTAGGTGAGAACTATCATGAGCTGTTGATTCCAAAATTTAAGAACAATGAGATTCGCAATATGCTTTCATCATTCGCTAATCGTGAGGGTGTTCATCAACGTGCATATGCTTTGTTAAATGACACTTTAGGATTACCAGATGAGGAGTTTCATACATTCCTTGAATACAAAGAGATGAGTGAGAAGTTAGACTTTATGAAAGAAGGCAATATTAATAGCCACACTGGACTAGCATTAATACTTGCACAGTCAGTATTTAATGAAGGTATGTCCTTATTTGCATCGTTCGTTATGTTACTAAACTTCCAGCGTTTCGGTAAAATGAAAGGTATGGGTACTATTGTTGAGTGGTCTATTCGTGATGAAACTATGCATGTTCAAGGTAATGCTAAGTTGTTTCGTGAGTTCGTAGAAGAACACCCACGCATTGTAAATGATGAGTTGAAGTCTAAAGTTTATGAAATGGCAACTAACGCTGTTAAACTAGAAGATAAATTTATTAAGTTAGCATTTAGTGGTCACGACCAAGAAGGTATTACTGAAAAAGATGTCAAACAATACATTCGTCATATTGCTGATCGTAGACTATTACAATTGGGTATGAAACCCAAATTTAAAGTAAAAGACAATCCAATGCCATGGCTAGATTGGGTATTGAATGGTGCATCACACGACAACTTCTTTGAAAAAAGGGTTACTGAATATTCTGTAAATGGTATGGAAGGTGATTGGGGTTGGGTAGAAAATACTCCCGAAGGTGAAGTTTGTGGTTTAGATGGTCAGGGGTGTGCCGCTTAATGAACAAATGGCAAAACGCTTACATGATTACCGCAGAAACCTTTGCCAAGTTATCTACAGCCAATAAATTAAAAGTAGGTGCGATTATTGTAAAAGATAATCGTATCATTTCTATTGGGTATAATGGTACACCTTCGGGTTGGGATAATGCTTGTGAAGTAATCTTTCCACAACATGATATAGGATTTCCAGCAGGAATTACAAAACCAGAGGTAATACATGCTGAAGCTAATGCGATAAGTAAACTTGCTAGATCAATAGAAAGTGGTTTAGATTCTGACATATATATAACACATGCACCATGTATGAGTTGTTCAAAGTTAATCTATGGTTCTGGAATAAAAAATGTATATTATAGAGAAGTTTACAGAAAAACTGATGGAATAGAATTTTTAAATTCCTGTAACATAGGGGTAAAACAGTTGTGAAACTTATCGTGTGTGAATCTTGTGAAGCAGAATACCATGTAAAACACAACATGGAGCCCCGACTATACAAAGTAACTTTTTGTTCATTTTGTGGATATGAGCTTGACGAAACATTTGAATTTATAGAAGAAGTAGAGGATGATGAGAATGATATCTGGTAGAGATTATGGTGGAAAAGGTAGTATGCAAAGACCCATAAATAATATAGAACAATTTGATAAGAATTGGGATTCTATATTTGGGAAATGTGATAATGAAAAAAGCAATGGAATTGATGACAATTCCGACAAAGTGGACACATCAAGGAAAGATAGTAGAACAACTACCAGATGATTGCGAGGGATTTGTTTATCTCATAACTAATCTTGCTAACAACAGAAAGTATATTGGTAAGAAACTCGCAAGGTTTAAAGTTACTAGACCACCACTTAAAGGCAGAACAAATAAAAGACGCTCAACAAAAGAAAGTGATTGGAGAGATTATTGGGGTTCTTCTGAACACTTAAACGCTGATGTTATATCGTTTGGTGAAAATAAATTTACCAGAGAAATTTTACATTATTGTTCAAGTAGAGGAATATTAAGTTACTTAGAAGCAAAAGAACAATTTGACAGAAGGGTTCTAGAAACTGATGAATACTATAATGGTATTATCAATGTTAGAATAGGAAGCTCAAAGATGTTACAAGAACATTTGAGGATATATAATGGACAACAATGATTGGATAGATCAGTATAAACAATTTCACGCAGACCAAAATACCAATTATCCCGGCAACAATCTTAAACCGCAACTACAACATATTTTAGATTTGATAAAAGATATGAAACCAGAAACTCTATTAGACTTTGGTTGTGGTAAAGGTCAACAATATTCTAAATGGAAACACCACGAAGATATGGGTATCATGCCAACTTTGTATGACCCAGCAGTACCAGAGTTTGAAACACTACCAGATGGCCCTTTTGATGGTATCATCTCTACTGATGTATTAGAACACATTCCCGAAGAACAAATCCCAGAAACAATTAATATGATTACCAAAAGAGCTGATAAGTTTGTATTCCTTGCAATTGCAACTTCACCAGCAATAGCAATCCTACCCAATGGTGAGAATGCACACTGTACACGAAAACCCATTTCTTGGTGGACAGAAATGTATGAAAAATATTCCTATAAACGAGTGTATACTCACATCAAAACTTACGGAGATTTTAATGGATATTCTATACTAAATGAAGATTTATACATGGAATATTTCCTAAATAATTTAAAGCTAGATAAGAAAACCTCTTGACTTTATACTTTTGTTGTGTTATTATGTATACATAAGATAATAAAAGGAGAGAATAATGAGCAAAATGAATGAAATATCTTTGGAAATTCAAGAGTTTGTTAATGATAATTTACAAAAAAAGTCTGTTGATGAAATTCTTAATGATGTCAAGAAAACATTTCAAATGTCTTTTGCTGTTGAATATGCAAAAGAATATATCGAGGAGGTGTATCCATGATTGACACATATACCGCAACAATCATTTCACTTGTAGCTTGTTTTGGCACTTATCTGTGGGGAAGAAGTTCTGCTACTGAACCTGTAACTGAAAAACTATTAAATATTTTAGAAGAACAGGGTTTTATTAAAATTAAAGTCAATCCCGAAACTGGCGAAAAAGAGTTACAAAAGGTTAAATGTATTTAATTTATATTATGGAAGTAATTGAAAATGACTAAAAAAGTTAAAGAAAGTATACCCGATCACAAAGATTGGAAACCAAGTAAGCCTCGTAAAAAACGTAAGCCTTTAACTCCAGAACAAAAGGCAGCAGCGGTAGAACGACTTGCATTAGCTCGTGCTGCAAGAAAACCAGCTGTAAATTCTTCTATCCATAGTTCTTTATTAGGACTACCAGAAGATCACTTTTTACATCCTGATAAAGTTAAGTCTTGGATTAAAACTCAAAAAAGTATTTTAAACGAAGAAAAAAGCAGTGTCAGGAGAGGTGTTTCTGGTGCAATAGCAAAAGTTGCTGACATAGAAGGTTACATTCGTCATTGTAATGCTTATCTTAAAACAGGCGATTGGTGTGATGATCGTTATGGAGAACATCAAGAAGGACGAGTCAAATGGAAAACGATAACACCGAAGGGCCCAGTAGTAACAAAAAAATAAAGAACAATGTAGTAAAAGGCCCATGGCTAGACAAAGAAGAAATGTCTAATTTGTATGATGAAAGTAAGAAAATTGCAAATGACATAGAAGTGATTGATGGCATTACAAGTCAACTTATAATTCCATTGATACACAAATTTAATGAAGAAGGTTTTGATTTAACTTCACCTGAGTTTTTAAAAGAAATTGGATATATAAATGAGGTGGTAAAATCTATGCTTTATAGGAAGTTTGATTATGGACACACTATGAGTGTATTCATTGATAATCTTATGATAGCCAAAGATGGTATCATATCAATAGATAAAGACATGCTAGATGACATGTTAGATGTTATGGAAGAAAGTTATGAACAACCTATCGAGTGATCCCATTGTATGGGAAAATTTTAGTCCTACAATTTTGGAATTTAAATTACCAAAAAAATTTATTTCATTAGTTAATCTTGCAGGAGATGCAGTATTAGGTGATGAAAGTCTTTCTAAGAAATTTGATTTTTCTGAAAACCTTGTTGGTAAGGTATCAAAAGAAATAAAAATTCCTGCTTATGATAAAGAAGAAACTAAGTATTTGTCAGACACAATCAAAGAAGGCTGTTTAGGATATCTTAAACACATGGAAGTTGTCAATCGTGCGTATGGTTGGTCTAAGATTTCAAAGGGTAAACAACCCACCATTGATAACATTCATCTTGCACAAAGTTGGATTGTAAGTCAGTATAAACACGAATACAATCCATGGCATACACACAGTGGTAACTTTTCTGGTGTTATTTATCTAAAGATACCAAAAGATATGCACAAAGAAAATGATAAAGAATTTAAAGATCACTATCCAGCAACAGGTCTGATTGAATTTATGTATGGTGAAAAATCAGACTTTAGAAGTGACAATCTTAAATTTGTTCCAAAAGTTGGAATGATGTTAATATTCCCATCTTGGTTAAAACATACTGTTTATCCATTTTATTCTGATGGTGAAAGAAGGAGCATGAGCTTTAACGCACATTATAAATTATGATAATTATTGATATGAATCAAATCACAGTAGCTAGTCTAATGATGCATTTGAATATGACTAAATCTAAAGAACCAGATGAAAACATGGTAAGACACATGATTCTCAATTCGGTTCGTATGTATCGCAGTCAATTTACTGAGGAATATGGTGAGGTTGTACTTGCTTATGATTCCAAACATTATTGGAGGCGTGACTTCTTTCCTAACTACAAAGCAAGTCGTAGGAAAGGTAGAGAAAAATCTGACTTGGATTGGGATGCAATCTTTGAAGTTCTGAATAAAATTAAAGCAGAGTTCAAAGATAACTTACCATATAAGTACCTTGAAGTTTATGGTGCAGAAGCTGATGATATTATTGCTACTCTTGTGAAAAACAAGAAAGAGCCAATTATGATTGTTTCTGGAGATAAAGACTTTATTCAGTTACAAAAATATTCTGATGTAAAACAATATTCACCCATTCTCAAGAAGTATGTAAATGGATATAATCCAGATACCTATATAAAGGAACACATACTTAAAGGCGACACTAGTGATGGAGTGCCTAATGTTCTATCACCTGATAACACTTTTGTAGATGGATTAAGACAAAAACCTTTAACAAAGAAAAAGATTGAAAACTGGTTGGATGCAAATATTGATGATTTACCTGATGAAGTTAAAAGAAATTACCAAAGGAATGAAACTCTTATCAGTCTTGATAAGATTCCATCTGAGTTGGAAACTGAAATTAATGAAGTTTTTGACAATGCTCCCTGTGGCAATCGAAGTAAACTATTAAATTATTTTATACAATCTAGATTGAAAAATCTTACTGAAACAATTGGAGAATTTTAAACATGGCTAACCCTGTAGAAGTATACACACCGCTCTTTTCAGAAATACTTGAAAAAGTAGCAAAAGCAAAAACTAAAGCACAGAAGGTTCAACTCCTTCAAAAACATAATACTGATTCATTAAGAATGTTTTTGAAAGCTGCATTTGATCCTAAATTAGAATGGGTATTCCCAGAAGGTGAAGTTCCTTAT